GTGGAGGAATGCACTGCCATAAGCAGCACATTCCCCCCACCACTATCTTGAAGGATAGAGGGCCCCATAAGGAGTCCTCACTCCAAAGATAGGATGAGAAGGAAGGTACAACTTACCATCCCTCCACAGTCGGAAGATATCCGACGTTAGCCAGCTAGGCTAACCCATCGGCGTTTCGACTTAAAGCCGCCGCGCTTTGTACTGGTACCGAAATCGATACCATTAGATCTACCATCTAAGTAGTCTAATGAATCGACTAAGCTTCGATCCTCGAAGAGAGTTTCGAAACTTCGTTCTCGGTCTCGAGTACTCGGGCATACAGTACCCTCGCCATCGGCGTAGCTAGAGCTAAGAACTGGTTGTAAGGGCGAAAGTTTTTTCCCTGTCCAACCATAAAAGTTCTGTACTCTGCATATGCCGCTGTCGCGGACTGATGCACTAGTGCCCCAGTAGTGGTATTCAATTCCACTAGTAGTGACGGCACCATAGTATTGCTGTCGAGCTTTTCCAATACCTGGTCGATCGAAAGATCGATATCCAGTGGAATCGCTACGACGGCTATATGGTGAACGTCCTCTACTAATAGAAGAGAATCCCCATTTGTTGAGGCATGCGAGTTCGTCTCCATCTATACTATCCTTTCTTTTGATTGGATCGTAATGGATCCTCTTTTGCTTCCAGCACTGCAGCTCTCTATGCCAATAGAGATCTGTCGTGAATAGATAGCTAAAGAAGGATACACCCGAACCAAGTTCTCTTGATTTGGGTATGGTACGTCTCACAACTCGACAGAGCAAATCGCGTATGGTCTGAGCAACGATCCATTGACCTCTTAAGTAAAAGAGGTCAGCGGTCGCCAACCAAGCCATAACATGTTCTGCTCCCCACTGTCGTGAATCGTCATGCGGCACTTGTCTTGCATACACGGGATTAACCGGGTATCCATTGAAGAAATCCGCACCACAAGACTCCCGGAAAAGTGAACTCCGGAATGACTTGTTGACGTTTACCTTTAAGAGGTAACTCTCTAGGTAATTCACGACGACGTCCGTATACTCTACAGGTACGATAATATCGTCCCCGTAAATATCGATTTTTCTACTATAGTAGATAATCGACGAGCTTGTCGGACGCCTACCGTCAAGGGCATGCATAGCACTCTGAATAAGTGTGTAAAACACAGAAGCCTCAACAGGAAAGCACAAAGCGCTTCCCATCGAAGCATACTTAAACAGAAGTATGTTCGTACCGTTGGGTAGTGTAGCGTGTAAGGAACGAGCATCCTCGAGGTACTCGAGTAGCCCTGAGGTCTTAAAGATCCGCTGAACCAAGTGCAAATGCACACGGTCAGAGGCATCTTTCAGGTCTAGCGTGGCTAGTCGTCTATCCTTACTTGCCTTGTAGGCGAGTCGTTGATTAACATCCTGTCTAAGAAAACGGACAGAATATTTAGTCAATGGATGAGCTTCAATAGTAGTATATACGTAATCCTTTATGGATTGCTGCATATATTGCATATGTGAAGGCTCTATCGCGATGACTCGTGGCGCCATCTGCGTCTTTGGAACAAAAACCACTCGAACGGGGACTTCGTCCCTTAGTTCAAGGAATTCTGGACCATCGGCACAGGCGGTACCTTCCCGGTTACCTCCGACTTCAGCTGCGACTCCATAATTGGGGAAGCAGTGTAAGTCGGAAGGGAAGGTAAGTTCCGATCTATGGTTCCACTTACTGATGCGATACCTCTCATTAGGGAGGCGACGATCAGCAGTGAACCCAGGGCCGTGATGACAAACAAAATCAAGGTAATCAGGCTCAGGAAAGACCTGAGCCCAAATGATTCCAGAAATTTTGTCAAGGGTATCATCCCTTCTCTCTACTTGAGAGGTCATCTGGCGGAGCTCGCCTTCTACTTGAATAAAGTGTCGTATAGCCTCGGCGTTACGCCTTGGACTACACGGAAGTTTCTGCTTTTTAAAAAAGCGACAAACTTGCCTTATACCAGCGATGGTGTAAGGACACGGCTCTTCAAG